CTCACGTAAACAATTGTGTGCGTTGACCATGAACTGATGTTCATTCGAATAAAATTTATTACGTCGCACCCATTGAACCATTGAATGAAGTGGTGATTCCAAAAGAGGAGCAAATACCATGCCATTAGTCATCAAATACTTACGTTGTAAGAACACAACGTCCTTGATGTTTCGGCCGGCTACTATGTCATCAGATTTATCTGCTGCTGTGTGGGTATGATCGTAATACTCTTTTGCCATTGCGGCTATTACAATTGCATTCCACCAAGACATAATCTCGGGATCAAAAGCTCCATTGGTGTCATCACCAAAATAATTTCCTTCATTACATTCATCGAAATCTAGATGAACATCAACTTGACTACAACGTATGTAGAAAAGATTTCTGTGCTTGACTGAATTAGCACCTGTATTACAATAAGATGTAATAAGTGATCCTGAAGGCATTTGTATCGTACGAACAATCTTAGTTCGCAATATAAGATACGGGCAAAATGTGGCTCTCATAAGGCCAAAAATCATTATGCATTCTTCACAATCCATTGGTCGTCCCGAACGTTTCGAGAACTGCATGACATATCCGTCAGCAAACCAGTGGAAAAAGTGAATATCCCAACCTTCAACATCATGATCTTCGATGTTATTGGAATCTCCCCAACGCATCATTCTATCGTAAAGAATGCGCCATGCGGAGGAGTACGGATTAACTCCAACTTGAATATCTTCAAATCGACTATGTTCATGCATCATCATAAGTGATCCGACATACATCCGTAATAATATTACAAAGGCAAGTTCACCATTTGTAAATAGGCGAGAGTAGCCTTTAGCTACTCGGGCATTGTCACGCAACTCATCTTTAAGAGTCCCTATAACATAATGCCTGGGAATTCGTCCCGAAAGAATCATCGCTTTTAAACGATAAATTCTTGCACGAAGTTTATTAGATATGAAAAAAGGTTGCTTTGTCATCATTTGATCTCGCGAAATTCCGAATCCACATTCGGGAAATCCACTAGATGTACTGATGTCCAATCCTTTCATTCCACACTTAACACAACCACAGATTGCTTCTTCTATGGTGTGGACATGGTAGTGATCCCATTTTGTCTCACGAAAAATTCCATTCCAGACTTTATCTTCAAAAACCCCTGGGGGTGGTGAAGGTGTGCATTTTCCTTTATACTTTCTAAGAGATAGTTCAAGTGGATCTTGAACTACTCCGTCAACTATTCTCTTCTTCAGAATAGCTGGGGCCTCGTCGATTGGCCAAGGTGGTGCAAGCCACCTTTCAGTTCCTGTACTTAAAGATACAGTACCTGTGTTCATACATGTTGGAACCAATTTGGTTATGCCAGCAGTATCAAACGATTTGTTCATAGTCCCGATGTAACTCATACCGGGATGTGTAATCTTAAGCTGATTAGTATAAATAATATTATCAAATCGTTCATCTTCTTCTTCATCTGGTCCATCTTGCATGACCATTCCATTGATGATAGCTTGACCGGGCCACTTAGCATTGACTAAATCACGTGCTTTTTCAATATCAGTAGTGTACAAAGGACACACTAAAGAATTTTGATCGGCTCCGGCAATATGAAATCCAAGAATCTTTTTTGCAAACTTGGTGTTATACAGCATAATTAAAGCTCCGCATTCACCTTCTGCTCCTGGTAAATTACGAGCTATAAGAATAGCTTTACG